GCCCAGGTGGCGGCCCAGTCGATCTTGCTGCCGCCCTTGGCGTTTTCTGCAATGGAAGCGCCTGCTGTGCCTAAAATAGAGCCGATGCCAACGGCACCTCCCTTGCCGGTCAGGCCATTGGTAAAGCTCTTGATCAGGTTTTTGCCCCACTGTACAGCCTGCGCGGGCAGGTTTTTGATCCAGTTCAGTGCACTGGAAAAGCCGCCCTTGAAGGCCTCCAGCAGGCTGCTGCCCATGCTCTTGATGCCATTGCCGATGCCTTTCAGGATGTTAGCACCAAGACTTACCCAGTTGATGGCCGAAATCACGGACAGGATCGCCTGAAAGATCTTCTTCCAGTTGGCCAGCAGAGACGGAAATGCCTGTACGATGCCAGCCGCCAGCTGCACGACGATGGAAATGCCCTCAGCCAGGATCTTCGGCATGTTATCGTTGATGATACCTGCCAGATTGATGATGATATCCGGTGCATAGGCGATCAGCTGTGGCAGGCCCGCGATCAGGCCGTTCAGCAGTTGGGTGATAAGATTCAGGCCAGCGTCCACAAAGCTGCCTGCGTTGGCGCGCAGCTGCTCGGTGAACACCAGCAGCTGGGGCAGGGCATTGGAGAAAAACTCTGGGATGCCCTCATCAAAACCACTGGCCAGCGAGTTGACCAGCTCTGTGCCGCTCTGCAGAAGCTGCGGCACCAGTGAATAGACCACCTCCGGGATGCCAGCCAGTACGTTGCCCACCATTGGCAGCAGGTTGTCCACCAGATAGGTCTTGGACGTCTCCACCAGCGCAGCCAGCGGAGCGGAGAGGTCTGCGCCTGTGGACAGGCTGGACAGCACGTTCTGGAACGCCGCACTCATGGCCGAAAAACTGCCGGTGAGGGTGGTGGTGGCTTCCTTCGCCGTGGTACCGGTGATATCCATTTCCTGCTGGATAACATGAATGGCGCTGTACATGTCGGCCAGGTTTCCCAGGTCGTAATGCACGCCGCTGATCTTTTCAGCGTCCTGCAGCAGGCGCTGCATTTCGGCCTGCGTGCCGCCGTAGCCCAGCTTGAGGTTGTCCAGCATGGTGTAGTTCTGCTTGGCAAAGCCCTGGTAGGCGTTCTGGATATCCTGCATATCTGTGCCCATCTTGTTGGCATTGTCGGCCATATCCACCATAGCCATGTTGGCCAGCTCGGTTGCAGCGTTGGTGTCGTGGCTCACGCTGGCCAGCAGGCTGGCCGCAAAACTGGTGGTCTGCTCCATGTAAGCGTTGGCGGAAAGACCAACGGTTTTATAGGCCTGTGCGGCGTAAGATTTCACCTTGTCGGCACTGTCTTTGAACAGTGTTTCCACGCCGCCCAGGCTCTGCTGTAAAGCACCGCCAGAGGCAATGCTTTCGGCCAGAATTTTGCCGATGCCAGCGGCGCTGATCACCTTGGCAACAGCGCCTACAAGTTTTTTGCCCAGCAGCTGGCCTGCGGCATCACCGGCTTTGGAGCTTTCGCCGCCCAGCACTTCGGTGATCTTGCCCTGGATGCCCTCGGCTGAGGGAACGATCTGCACATAGGCTTTTGCAAGCTCAATGCCATTTCCCATGCATTTCACCTCCTTTCTGCAGCACGAAGTGCCGCCTCAAATTCTTCCGGACTGTCAAAGCTCTGCACGGAGCTTTCCTCTTCGGGTGCTTCACTGCCCAGC